CCCATCCACTAGCTAAAAAGCTAGAAAGCCCTAGTAAACAAAACTAGGGGCCGACCAATCGATCACGGCGTGGCTTCACAGCCAAGGCCCGAGATCGTGCCACTGTCTAGCTCTACTATTCAGGAGTCTGAAGGAGGTACGATGAGTTGGGACCGTGTTACGTCCCACTAACGGATCTCCGTCAGGAGGTGCATCCTGAATCGCTTCTAGTAGAGCCAGGGGATTTTTGAGGTTGTACATCAAATTCAACCAATTACATGGAAGAACTGGTGTCCGAATCAAGAACCCCCCTGGTTTTACCGTTCCGCTATCGAAAGATGCGGAACGCCGAGACAAACGCCAGAGCTCAGCAAGGAAGTAGCCGGGCCCCTCGTCGACGTAAGTATTATTTACGGTGCCGTATTGCCTAAAGGAGTAACCCTCATGAGTAGAGTGTTTCCCCCGAAGGCGTGACGGAGTGGCTTCATCGAAGTTACTGATGAAACCACCATCTCCAAATCCATCCGGTATCCTCAGGCGCAAAGCCTTTGGCACCGAAAAGAGGAGGAGATCTGCTACCGAACGGAATCTTTCATCACAGCAAAGAACACCTTGCCGTTTTGCGAGCCGTCGAATAGCGTTATAGAGACGGTAAACCGTCTCTATACCGACGAGTGTATTACGAAAGTATACAGGCTTAATGTCTCGCCCGCGGTAATAGTGGGCCCCACAGCTTTCCCGGAAAGAACCAAGAGAATGTGATTTCTCAAAGTTCACGGAGAAGCCGTAGAATTCCACTAGCCGGGAGTAAAGCTCGAAGGCAGGTGACGGTAGAACAACATCGTCGCCATAGGTGCTAACCTGATTAGGGTCAGCTCCGACATAGTCGACACACGCAAGAGCACAAGCGTGGAAGATCAATGTCTCAAGCGGAAAAGTGAAGCCGTTCCCCATTGAGGAGAACTTCTCCCACTTCATCGCTTGACCCTCGAGCAAACCAAAATGAGATCGACAAGAATCCAATAGCCAAAACCACCGTGGAGGTAGTAACTCCTCAACGACGGCAGAGGAAATTGTATCGCTAGCAGATGAAAAATCGACAGTCGTAAGCTCTGATGTTTTACTACCAGAACGAGCGAGCTGCTGATTTCTCTCTTGATGGCGCAAGTCGACCCCAAACCCAAGTAAACGTCTACGTATCATTTCGCCAATAGACTTCTGGAACCAGAGATTGATTCCAGGCTCAATGGCGATAACACGGTCCGTAGATGCATCCTTGGGGACAGTTATGATCTTATTCCCTACCTGAAATGACGGGTAATCACTCCCACCACTCAGATGACTAAACCAATGAGGATAACTTGCCTCAAAAGTTTCGTTGGTGAATAGATCATAGAGGTCACGCGTTATTCCGGTTTCACACCGGAACTTCTGTTGTGGACTGGCGTTAAGTCTACGTATTAAAGTAGACGCACCAGGACCCCAATCAGGAGATTCAAAAAGTTCTGCCGCGTCAAAGTCGCCAAGGATTTGTGAGATTTTTCGCCTAACTGCATTGTGCAGCCAAACGAGGTCACCCCCAAACATGGGGTGGCCAGACACAGATCTAAAATGGCGGTTGACAACCTTACAGCGAAGTTCGGTTTCACGGAATTTCGCGATCGCGACGGCTTTCAGATCGAGGTCAGGGATGTTAAATCCCTTATACTTCGAAAGGAATTTCGACGCGAAGTAAGCGTCTCTAGTATCCTGCTCGTTAGAGTAGGAAAGAGGATTGAACTTGAGCTTTGCCAATTGGTCGTGCTCTCCAGAAGAGAACATGAGCCAAACGGTTAACGCTCTAGGACAATCGAGAGACTGCAGATACTCTTTGATCACCAAGTCGGTAAGACGAGGCTTTACACGGTATTTTCTGAAGCCGGTAAGGACTCCAGTACTACGGTGGGTAACACGCATAGTAACCATCCTTTCACCCAATAAAGGGTAGCGAATGAAGGTCAGTACGGGCGGTCGAAGTCCAAAAGGCAAGATCTCATCGGTGTTAGGGTGAGATCTGTCGGGACATCATCCGACGCATTGACCGACTGATGCAAGATCGAGATGAGAGTTGTGAGCATCGCGAGACGCTCCCAGCGCGCACCTCTTTCCGGAAACAGCCATTCGCCTTTGAAGATGTGGTCATACGCCTTCAGCGGAGCGGGTTGGATCCCGCTAGCTGTTGACGGAGACGTCTGCTCCAAAGTTGGGATGGCATGGACCAGAGTAATGCGATTTATGCGAGGCCCTTGTTGAAGGGGCCGGCGTACTTGCAACTCGATCCACGGATAACCGACCTGGATACCAGAAGATCGGTCAACCCACCGCGCAACACCAGGTCTGTCAGCGACATAACCTTCGGGGTCATACGTGTGAGTCACTCCTATCGTTGCGCTATTCGTTCGGACGTACGAAGCACCAGCGATAGTATGCTGGTCCAATGTGTCCGAGGAATTCGCAGGGCGATAGGTTTTCACTTGGCCAAAAGCCGACATGAAAATTTCCTCTAAAAAGATGGAAGAGATATGCTTGTACGTCGGGCAGAGTCAACGTCCGAAAGCAGATTTCAAAAGGGCTAAACCATTTAAGGTATGTCCTAGAGTAAATGGGTTCTTAAAGGTTGGAAAACCAAGGCTCGGAAAGTCGCTCAAACTTGAGCGATTTAACAAGATATGGTCTTCGCCTAGAGAACCAGTTTGCTTCCAGGACAAGTCCGGATTGAAAATGCCGTCGGGCCAACTTTGACCGACGTAATATCTCGAATAATCCATGCTACCTCTCGAGAAGGTTGTTTCACACCCATCAAGCAAAATAAGGCCTCCCCAAGAATCAAGAGATTCGAGGTAAGGCCCGATGGGCAGGAACCAATCGACTACGAAGGAGAACGGAAGAAGTTCCCATGCAAGACTCACGGGATTGGTAAAACCTGACTGAGACATGAAGGCATGAAAGTGGTCCTGTACCTTATAGCGAAGCCGAAACCGAGTCGTAGTCTGGATGTTCAAATTCCAGTTACCACAATTTGGTGGACTGCCCACACTATTCGGACTTAGGAAACCACTTTCCTTCCTTACAGAGGTCGCAGAAGCTGAAACAGAGCCCACAGATTTATCTTGGATTACCAAATTTCCAAGAGCCGTTATCGCGTAATGGATATCATTCAATAAGGGTTTCCACCCATATTGCATCTCTAGCCAATTTGTAGCCAGAGATTTGCTGCGAGTAGGACCTCTACTCGAAGGAAATCGATACCTAGGACTCGATGACCGCCATAGAAGATCCGCAGCCTTTGGAAAGTTTCCTTTCTTCAAGGCAAGAACAGACTGAGCGATACGACGGGCGTTTCCGCCGATCATGTCGAAAGTTTTGTTCAGAGTAGCGACCGTTTCAGAGAGATTTGCTGTCTCTCCAATAGCTCGCTGCTTGAGACGATCTATGGCCTTATTTCTCTGAGACGTGTTATGACTCATTGAAAAAGGTGGGCCGAAATCCCGAGCACCCAAACCAGTAAAATAGCTCCGGAAGCGCAATCGGGATAGATCCGGATTCGAGTGAACAACTCGCTCCTCACTATACCCATAATCGTATCTCCGAAACATATGTACTGTATGAGGGTTTACAGGTAACCGATGTTTCCGTCGCAAAGCCTCAAAGTTCGGAGTCCGAAGGCCACTGTACTCCCTATAGAACACAGTAACGGG